GTTGTAAAACATCTTATAAGGATTATTGATGTAGGTATGCTCTAGTGTTTCAGTATCAAAGATAGCAAATCCACGAGTATCATTTACATCCGTCCAATAAATCTCATAAGGATTTCCCGTGTAGAATACAGTTCCATTATCAGAACGAGTGTGGTAATGACCAGAAAATACCTTTTTGAAGTTTGTAAAAAGATTTGCTTCCAGTCCATGTTCCATGATGATTTGACGGTTTACTCGGAAACCTTGAAACTCAAGATGACCCATCGCAACTTTTGCTTTGGTCTTTTTAATCATCTTTAGGGATTGTTCTTCGTTTTCCATACAAATCCATGGAAGAAGAAGAATATCAAGATTCGCAACTTCAATTTCTATTGGAGAAGAATATGTCCGAATATTTGGATAATCCTTTAACAGAAGTTGAGGAGAGTTTGTATTGTTCGTATTCTTATAATAACTATCATGATTGCCCACAATCATATGGACCTCATAGTTCTTAAGAGGTTCAAATACAACTCTTTTTGCCCACTCTAAACTTTGATAATCAATTGACTTACGGCTATCAAAAGCATCACCCATATGAATGATTGTATTAATCCCGTACTGCTCCAGCGTCGGAAAAAACACATTCTTATAAAAGAGTTCAAAATAGTCATGAAAAAGTTTTGAACCTTTTCTTGCTCCATAGTGGGTATCATTGATTAAAGCTACTTTCATTCAATAACGAAGTTTAGAGTGGACAGCATCCTTAATGGAATTATAGTCGCTGTAGTTGGATCCGTCAATACTGTTGTCGTCAAATACCTCAGAAAATCCAGATCTTTCGAGGATCTTATTCTTAATTTCTAGTTGACGCTTTTCTCTTTGGATGCGGCGAAGGAAAGCGTAGTGAATGATTTGAGTGAAGTACGCAAAAGGATTCTGAGACTTCTCAGGATTGAAGTTGTGAATGTATTGAACACAGTTTTCAATACCATCCGAAATCATATCTTCTTTGAACATATAGTTCACGAAGTTTGGTTTGAATGATAAGTGATTGGCAATCTTCAGGAAGCACTCTCCAATGTAGCGAGGAATAGGAGGTTTTGGTTTTCCTTGAATCTCTGCGATTTCTTTATCTTCACGATACTTAATGAGTGCAGCAAGAAACTCCTTGTTATTAACATAATGCTCTGACCTTTTTCTTTTGGTCATAACTGCTGTGGTTATCATAAGTTTTTATCATTATTATGTAGGTATAATAACATAAACTTAACTAGTTGACAAGGTATCCAAAACCGTGTACAATAACCTTTGTTGGGGTTGAAAAGATAAAAAGTTTAGCTACTTTTAAATATCTTTTCTAATATCTCTTTAGCATCATTGACATTAGCAATGTATCCCATTTTTCGATTTATTTGAGAATGATTACCTTGTTCTTTAAATGATTGTCTTACGTAGTTTTGATACATTATTATCATTTCAATATCCGAAGATTCAGACATTGTTAATACATCATCCAAATTAATAATGAACATATCGTCAGTTGTTGTTTTCAACCAAGGTTCTAATTTGTATCCAACAACTCCAAATCTACTTTTAATTTCACTAACAACAATAGGATTTGAAATAATCAATATCGTTCTATCATCTTCTTCAGATGCTGCTACTTTTGTGAAGATTTCTTCACCTGTTTTTAGTTTGAGTGTTGCATAAAAGTCATCTTCCATCATTTTTTTTAAGTTGTATAGTGATTATTTCATAGTTAAAATTTTCTTCATTATAAATTTTGATTCTTTCGATAAGATGATTGAGTGTATAATTTTTTCTTGAATTATAAGTACAATCATCAGCAATATCGTAAAGAACTGCTTTTGTTTTATTTTTTCCCTTTCTTAAAACTCTTCCGATTGATTGGAGGTTTCTGATTCTTGATTTGCTAGGGGAAGCAAAGATCACATTATGTAGATTTTTGATATTAATACCCGTAGAAAAAGTGCCATAAGAAGCAACGATAACTGCATTGGACTCTCTTTCTGTAATTTCTCTGACTAATTCTCTTTCTTCAGTATCAACACCACCATGAATAAAAAATACTTTACGATCATTTCGCTTGTTATTATTTATCTTTTCATAGAGTATTGCTCCATGAGATTCAACTCTAGAAAATAAAACTAAAGTATTTCCTTTTAATGAAAGAGTAAGATTTGTAATAAATTTATTTCTTTGATCATGTGAAATTAAATATTGTATTTCATTTTCATAAGTTTCAAACTTTTGGGGTGGATGCTTAAGAACAAGACATTGAATATCCAATTGGGAAAGATGACCTTGCTTCATCAATTCATCAGTTCTAGTAACTTTATATGATGGACCAAATAATCCCTCTAAAACCCATTTGTGTGTTTGAGTTCCATCTAGAGTTCCTGTAAAACCAAAACGATACTTTGCATGATGAAGTTTAGTCATAATTTCAATCAAAGATTTAGACTTGAATAAATGTGCTTCATCGCCTATAATCACACCATAATCTTCAAAAAATGAACGTTCCAGTTTATATACAGATTGCCAAGTTGTAATTGTTACTGCAAGATCATTTGTTTTTTCTCTACCAGAATAGATACGGTGACAATATGACTCAGCATCCCAACCATAATCAAGGAAATCCTTGTACATCTGCTCTACAAGAGATGTCGTTGGAACAACTAGAAGAATTTTTTCGTTTCTATCCACATAATATCTTACAAGGGAATAAATCATCAGTGATTTGCCGCTGGCAGTGGGGCTTATCAACAGTTTTCTATTATACCTTAGTGCATCATATACTCCCTCAATCTGATATTGCCTGGGAGTGTGAACACAAATAGATTGCATATAATCTTTTACGCCCTCATATGAAATTCCTTCATTGACTTCAAAGGGCAATCCGTAGAATTTATTTTCTTTAAATTTGTATTTGTAATTATGGTGTGTTAGTTTCTCTATTACCTTATCAAGTAATCCAACATAAATTTCTCCGGTATGAGTACTTAAGAGTCTGATTTTTCCGTCCCAGTGTCTGCTTCTATACTGGGACATGAATTTCGCAGACTCAACCTCAAAAGTAAAATATGGTTGAAGTTCATAAAGAATATGTGATTCACAATGAAGTTTTAAAAAAACCTCATTCTTTTTTTCAATGATTACGTCACTCATAGTATTCATTATGCTATGAGTATTTATTTACCCCACTCCAGACTGAAAACGTATAAATTCTATAGAATTTTTAATCTGATAAGTTCTATTTTGAATCATTTTTAAAATACTCTCAATATAAACCAATAAAGTATCATAGTAATCTATCTTTAAACATATAGAAGACAATCTATCATCTGCATCAAGATATTTTTGCATAGTATCTTTGTCACGTATTTTTTTGGGAAATGGATTTTCTATATAAATCTCTGGGTCTGCTTTACCCGAATAGTATTCATATCTTTCATGTCTAATATTTCTTTTTTGTTGCTCCGCTTTTTTTCTAAGTAAAAATATTGTATTATATAAATCAAAATATTTTGCATGTAAAATCGGAATATTTAAAGATTCGATATGAAGATTATCAATGTCTATTTTTGAATCTTGTTCCCACATTTTTTGAATACTATCCAAATCAACGCTCATAAAGAATTTCCATTAAGATCTGTTATATTGTAAATAGTATACTTGAAACTAACATCTGCTGTAAAGTATTGAATATCTGTATTTGTAGCATCAAATGTCAATGTACTTAATGAATATGGAAATATGTCCTTAAAAGATACTTGAAAATTTGGAATCTGCGAACTTGTTAAAACTTGTAAAGTACCGTCCGAATATATGTTATAACCTCTTTGAGTATAGTTTTCGTTGGTTAATCGTTGAGCATCTAACTCAGAAAACTGTTCTAATTTTTCTGGATATCCTAATCCTCTTATCCAATTTTGCAATTCCATGTAGTTTTCAAGATTTTCATCAACCAAAAATCTAAGATTTAAATCACCAAAAACTATTTTATCTCCGGGAATATCAATATCTTTCAGATATGTTGGTTGAACAGCAATACCCAAAGTCATATCTGGAATATTTGCTTCGTTGCAGAAAAAAGCAACTTTCGGTGCTCTTGTTAGAGTAAACTTAAACCCTGTTGGTGAAAGAAAATTTCTATTTTCTATCTGCTTAGATCTTATCATTTTTTTAAATATTTAGATAAAAAAAAGGATCCCGAAGGATCCCCTAAGA